TATAAATTTTTGGTAGGATTTAATAACAAATTTTTTATTTATTGGCTTGACCAAAATCTTGATGCTCTTGTTTTTGACAAGTTTGAAGGAAGTCACCTTGTTAGCAACTCTTAAAATTCACTCCAGTTTTCAGAAGTATTTTGATAATTCAGAATATATCGCTGACTTTAATAATTATAATGACGTATTGTTTTATCTTCAATCCATGCACACTAAATTTAATAATTATATGCGTTCAGTCCATGATTTACAATCTGAAGAATCTTTTGCTTTTTTAGACGAGCAACTAAATATGATAACTGTTGATCAATATCATGTTAAGCACATAAAAGAAGGATCTACTATTTATTTAGCGCCTGTAATTGTTGGTGGCGGAGGTAAACGTGGTGGGTTACTATTGTTATTAGGTATTGGAATAATGACTGGCGGTTTTGGTTTATTAGCAGGAGGAGGCGCTCTTTCAGGTGCAGGTGTTGCTGCCAGTGCAGTTGAAGGTGGAGCTGTTTTAGGTGGTGCTGGAGGATTATCTACTGGATTAGCTGGAGGCGGAGGTATAATGGGTGCCCTAGCTAAAATGCCGTCATTCGCTCGATCTATTTTAGGAAATTTAGCAATGAATATGATTACTTCTCTATTCACTAAAAAACCAAAAAAGATGGAAACCGATACAAGCACAAGACAGAATGGAATGTTTGGTAATTTAACTAACACACTTGAGTCAGGGACACCTATTGCTTTACACTACGGATTAATTAGGGTAGCTGGACAAATGTTAAGTGGTTATATAGATTCAGATGAACATGGTAAAAATGACGTTGTGAAAGTTGAGGATAAATTTTAATGGCAAGACAATTTACACACTATCAAAACCAAATCATACCAGTCATCGGAGGATCTAAAGGTGGTAAGGGCGGTGGCGGAGGTGCCTCCGAAGACCCAAACTCTTTATTTTCAACTGATATAGTTTTTATAACTGCTGGTTTAGGTGAGGGACCGATATATAGAATTAATCCTAATGGGCCACAAGACATTGAGATTCAAGATAACGGTATTGATGACTTAATCGATTTTACAGACGGTTCAGCTGATGGTGCTAAATTTGTTACACGATCAACCACAGGAACTACAAGTCAATCTCCTCTAAGAGTTTTTGGAGAGTCTATACAGACTCCTCAATCTTTTGCCTCTCCTGTTTCACTTAAAAAAGGCAACTTAGACGGGGTTCCTGCAGTAAAAGTTACTAATCAAGAAACCTCAGCAAATGACTGGGATGCAATAAAATTTAATTTTCAAATAAATCAACTACAAAAAGTTGAATCAAATGGTGATGTGAAGATTCATACTGTTTCACTTAAAATAACTCTTAAAAGAAGAGTTCTTACAGGTAACGAGTCTGTTGACAATATAGCTACCGCTACTAAAACTATCACAGGTAAAACAACTACTCCTTTTAGATTTAGTGTAAAAATATTAGTTCCTGAAGAGTCTAAATCATTGTCAGGATATAGATTTACTGTAGAGAAAACATCAGATGATGATACAAGTGCGGGTATTTCAGAAAATATTCAACTTATAAGTTGGTCTGAGATAGAGAACTCTCCACAAGCATATCCACGAACTGCGGTAATAGGCTACGCCCTAAAAGCTGTCGACGAGCATCAAGGAGGAGTTCCAAACTTTACTTCATTAGTCAAAGGACTATTAGTAAAAGTTCCTTCAAATTATAACCAACCTGTTCTTGAAAATGGAGAAATTGATTGGAGAGAGGTTGAAGTAACTGATGGTAAAAGAGTTGGAAATGGCTACCGATTACAAAATTCTGCTACAGTTCAAACAAATGTGTCTCCCCAAATCTATATCGGCTCTTGGGATGGTACATTTGTTTACTCATGGACTCAGAATCCAGTGTGGATTGTGTATGATCTATTAACAAATGACACATACGGTTTAGGAATACCAGAAGAAAATATAGATAAATACAAATTTTTTCAAGTAGCTCAGTACTGTGACGCGTGTGATTCAGTAACAGGTAAATTTGTAGGAGTTCTTGGACAAGCTGACGGTACCTTTAGACATAAACCAAGATTAGATTTCACTGGAGTAAGAAACCAATTAATTGGGACAGCTGTAGGAACCCAAATAAAAGAAAGACGATTTACTTTAAATATATCTATAGCAGATGAAGGTCCTGCAATGGATACTCTAAATAGCATATGCTCAACTTTTAGAGCGGCTTTGGTTTACTCACTTGGAAAATTAACTTTAGCGGTTGACATGCCAGATGAATTTCCTGTTATGGCGTTTAATGAAACTAATATAAAACAGGGATCCCTGACGATTTCTGGAAATAAAGAAAGCGATATAATTTCTGGTGTAGATGTTAGTTATGTTGATCCCTCTAATCATTATAAAAGAGAAGTAGTTAGGGTAGACACAGCTGACGCTAATGATGGTATTGAAAGAAATGTAATTAAAAATATTCAATCTCTTGATTTACCTGGAGTTACCAGGAGAAGTCAGGCACTGCGCTTCGCACAGTATCAAATTGCGGCTTCAAAATATCAAAGAAGAAATATTACTTTTACTACAAGCACTGATGCGTTAACTTTAACTCCTGGAGATGTTATTTCTGTAGCACAACAAATGTCAGGAATTGCATACGGTTTCAGTGGAAAAATTAGTGCTAACTCTGCTGTTGCTGCAGCAGGTAACTCTAATGTGTTCTTAGAACATTTTACCTCACCCTCTCTATCTACTACTACATTTACCTCTAACACAGGACCGTTAGCCCTTAGAATCATTAAAATGAAAGATGATAGAGTTGACCTATATTTAGTTAGTAATGGACACGCCTCTGGAGGAACTAAGGGGTTTTCTTTATCTAATACTGATGTATCATCAGGATTTGATCGTGCAGAAATAAATGTTATTGCAAGATACGACAAACAAGCTAAAAATTTTACAAACATTACAAATTTTTCCTCTGCGGATATCGCACCAGTGAAAGGTGATTTGTGGAGTTTTGGAGAGATTGAAGACTCTGGTAACTTTTATACAAATAAAGCTGGAAAACTTTTTAAAATAACATCAATTGATAGAGAACCTGACAATGAAGAAGTCACTCTTAGTGGAATTGAATATATATCTAATGTATACGTTGATTCTGATACTTTTATTGACTATACACCAACTGCCTATACTGATATAGTATCACCACTTTCTCAACCGCCTTCTCCAATTTTTAATTTTACTGCTATTCCAAGACAAAGATTAGATGGTTCTATCAGAGTTGATGGGCAAATTCAAGTTCGTAATGAAATGATAGGTTATGGTCAAGATTTACGTACTGAATTTTTTGTTTCAAAACCTGATGTTGCAACTCGTGTGATGAATACTTTTACTAAATCAGGTGTTGTAAATCTCATTGCTGGAGAACAAATAACAGGTGCTTTACCAGCAAAACTTTCTGGAAAGAATGGCTATTCTGGATTAGCAGGAGAAATAAGACTTTTATGTAACGGGGTTACAACTGTAGATACAGGGGGTGGTACATTAGATGGTAATGTTCAGCTCACTTTAGAAGGATTAAACGTAGCCTTTGATGAAAACTTTTTCAAACACGTTTTAGAGGTTAACGATGATCCTGGAGTATTTAATAACTTAAAAGGAACTGATTTTATTACTGTGCCTGTAAAAGAAAAAGCTACAGTCCAAGGAACTGAAGACTTCCCTGGTTTTGCAGGTGATATTGTCGAATTAGCTGTAAATATTGCTGGTCATGACAAAATTAATAATACTGTGAAATTTGAGAATACAAGAACTGGTTCACTTAACTTTCTTGATGTTATTCCTGCACCTCCTTTTTATGTAAAATTAAATCAATTATTAGATTCCCGTTTTTATTCCAATAATAGTTTTTATGTGGGTGGCAGCGAGTTTTTAGTTACAAATTCAGGTACACTAACTCAAAGTGTAGTAAATGACTTACCTCTTGCAGTTGAGCCAAGAAATGCAGCATTTGTTAAGCTATTTGTTGATGGTATAGAAAAGAACGCTTCACAATTTACTGTCAACTTAAACTCAGGTAATTCAAGAGACGCAAATATTAACTATACACCTTTGTCAGGAGAAACTCATTACCGAACAAAAATTGATCATTATACAGTGCCTGTTATTGAATTAGGTGATAATGTAGAACTTGCATTTAATAACACCTACAGTGTTGTAAATACTTCATATGACCCTGCAAGTGCAACTTATAATGCTGCTTTAACTTCTAACTCAATTTATAGAATTGAATTGGCTACAACTCCTACAATTAATGCCGTAGGATTGAGTTTTGTTAACATTTCTCAAGATCCCTCTGGTAGTTTAGGTAATATATCTGGAAATGCTGCTACCATTGACTATAATCAAACTTCTATACCTGGAACATTCAATTTAGGAAACAATCGAGTTTATAATATGGAGATTGGTGGTGAGTTTGAGAAAACATTTTTAGCTGAGAACTTAGTAATTGAAGACTTACAGAGAGGAACAACCTCAGTTCAAGCAAGAAATAGAAATGTATTAGGTAGATTAAGCCCAACTACTACTAAAACAATCACAGTTACAGATATTCCGATTCAAAAAGTTACTGGCTTAGTAGTTACAGAATCTTTATTTCGTGAACAAACAGGAGGTGTTGCGGTAAGAGCGACTTGTGCCTTTAACCACATTACAGGACAACAAGTTACTGATTACGAAATTTCTTACAGATTAGATAATGTTGATGATATAGGAGGAGATGACGGTGGCGCTGATTTAACTTCTTTTAATACTGTCAAAGTACCTGCAACTGGAGTGGATTCAGATGGAAAGATTCGATTCACTGTTGGAGGAATCAATAGAGGAACCAGTAGTGACTCAAATACAATTTTCTTTAGAGTCACTCCTCTTAATAAATCCATAAGAGGGGTTACCGCAAATGTTAGTAAATCAATCGTTGGAAAAACTGCAAAACCAGCTAATATTTTTAACTTCACTGGAGGTCAAAATACTGACCAAATAACTTTATTATGGCAGTATCAAAGACAGACCTCTGGAGATTTATTAGATTTAGACTTAAAAGAAGTTGTTATTAGAAGAGCTCCTGGCACTGTTACTTTTTCTGTTGAAAATTTTGTTGCTGCTGATTCATTAGTGACGGTATCAGCGGGCACAGCAAGAAAATCTATTCCTATTGATACTTTTGGTACTTTTACTTATTTGGCAAGGACTCGTGACACAAGTGGAAACTTTAGTGATGATGTTGTAGGAATTACTTTAACTACCACCAGACCTGATAGATCAACTGTTGTAGCAGCATTTAACGAGGATTCTCCAGGTGTAAACTTTACAGATATAACAAACACTAACGCAGGCGAGTCTAATTTTCCTTCATTTACAGACTCTGTTAATGGTGGAACTGTTGTTGCTGGAGGTAATCAAACAGATAATTCTAACGGCACATCAAGTGGTTTTTCTGCAATTGGTGGATCACCTACAGATTTATTGGCAGTAGGAGATGCAACTTATATAACTAAGATAAGAGATTTTGGAGCAACAGTTACAGGTTCTGTTTTCGTTGACTTAGAGGCTTCACAAGAAATTAAAACTACATATAATGATGCTTTTACTGAAATATTGTCAGGAGTAACTGAAGCATCACCTAATTCAAACGTGTTAAAAGATATCAACCATGGAGGTATCGGTAAAGTCTTAGGTTTTTCTAATACTACTTTATCTCCTAACCCAAGATTTGATGTCCCAAATCAGACTTTAATGACTGGTGGCACAAGCGGTAATGTATTCGCAATTTATAATCCAGGAAAATTTACTAACGATACCACAAACGCTAATGCTTATGCGCTGATAGCAGGTACAATAAACGCTAATGCAATAGAATTAGGAGCCTCATTTTTTGCAAATGGTGAGCCTACAGGTTCAAACGGGTTTGCAAACATAGCCGTGGCTGGTAATACTTATAAATTAATTAACATGACTCAATACTCTGATACAGGTGCTGCTGAAACATTTGCAGGAACTTTGGGAGCTGTAACCTCACAAGTGTTAATTAGAACCACTACCTCTGATAATACAGATCTTTACGCGTCAACAGGAACAAACGATAGAGCAGAGGGTGCTGTGGATGTAACTAAGTTTACGGGATCTTCAGTTAACGAGGGCTTTCAAGCATACCAAGCAGGCTCACGAACTTTTAGGCAGTTCCAATTAAAAATTATCTTAAACAACTCAAAGCCTAATGAATTTGACTTTACAATTGATAAATTTAGGTATAGTATAGAAAAAGATACTGTAACTTTTACTGATACCGTTACCTATGATGGTGCACCAAAAAGTGTTTCAATGTTATCCTCTGGATTTTTGAACAGACCCGTTGTTTCATATGCAGTTTTAACTCAAAAAGATGCCGTGGCAAATCCTGCTATAGTGGTTACTACTGCTGCATCAAATGAAACAGTCCAATTTAGAATGGTAGCCGCAGATGGTACAGGTGAGTATCAAGCAAATAGTACCGCGACAGTTATGGTTACAGCGATAGGAGTATAAATGGCATTAGTAGATTCAAATACCTTTATTGAACCAACAGCAGGAACATCGTTAAATACTGCTCGTTCACAGTTTAATAATGCACTTAGATCACTTTTAACTAATTTTAGATCACCAGCAGCTCCCACTACGACTAATATTACTGCTTCAGGAGCAGGAATAGGGGCACAAGATGGTATGCTTTTTCGTTTGGCAAATGCTAATGTCAATGCACTCTATATTTCTGATTCTACCACAGTAAAATCAGCAGAGGCTGGCGGTAATTTTACAAGAGTAGGTATCGGAAATCGCTTAGAAAACGGCATCGTATCAATGATGTCAAATGTAGAGCATTATGAAATAGGTGAGTTAGCTGCTACAGTTAGTTCTGATGTAGGATTAGCTGCTAATGCACGACTATATTTACTAAAAGGAAATTCTAATTCGACTGCTGATTTTATAGATGTTGGAATACCACCAACAAACGGATCTGTGGTAAATACAATGATAGCTATTGGAGGAGTTACCTCTGATAGAGTAAACTTTGCCTTTAATAGTATTACAAGTTCTCCATTGAATAGGACAAATACACATCTTGCAGTTGGCACAAGTTTAGCAACTTCTAACGTATCCATACTGTTAGGCTCCAGTAATGTTAATTCTAATGTATCTTTAGTAAAATTACATGATACTGGGGGTGTTGCTGCTAAGACTGGTTTAAATATTTTTGATCAGACAGAAAATGCTGCTCCCATCGCGGCTAATCTAATATGTCAGTCCATAATAACAGGAACGACTATTAAAACTGGAACTGGTGCA